ATGAGTATGTCATCCATACCGTCATCTTCCCCCGGCGGAAAGCGCTATGGCTGGGTAGAGAAGATCGGTAACAAGGTCCCGCACCCGTTTTTGCTGTTTATCTATCTCATCGCCGTGCTGATCGCTGCCACGGCAATCCTCTCCGCCCTCAACGTTGGGGTACAAAACCCAACTGACGGTTCGCGGGTGGTGGTCAAAAACCTGCTCAGCGTGGAAGGATTGCACTGGTTTTTGCCGAACGTGATTAAAAACTTCAGCGGTTTCGCGCCGCTGGGGGCGATCCTCGCCCTGGTGCTGGGCGCCGGCTTTGCCGAGCGGGTGGGCCTGTTACCGGCGTTGATGGTCAAGATGGCCTCGCACGTCAGCGCCCGCTATGCCAGCTTTATGGTGCTGTTTATCGCCTTTTTCAGCCATATCTCTTCCGATGCGGCGCTGGTGATTATGCCGCCGCTGGGAGCGCTGATGTTTCTTGCCGTCGGTCGGCATCCTGTCGCTGGTCTGCTGGCGGCGATAGCCGGCGTGGGCTGCGGCTTTACCGCCAATCTACTGATTGTCACCACCGACGTGCTGCTCTCCGGGATCAGCACCGAGGCGGCAAAGTCCATCGATGCCTCTTTGCACGTCAGCGTGATCGACAACTGGTACTTTATGGCGACCTCGGTGATCGTTCTGACGCTCGTCGGCGGACTGATCACCGATAAGCTGGTCGAGCCGCGGCTGGGCCAGTGGCAAGGCAGTCGTGATGAAAAGCTGCAGACGCTGACGCCCGGGGAGCGGTTCGGCCTGCGCATCGCCGGCGTGGCGACGCTGGTATTCGTGGCGGTCATCGCCCTGATGGTGGTCCCCGAAAACGGTATTCTTCGCGATCCGGTTCAGCATACGGTCATGCCCTCGCCGTTTATCAAAGGCATCGTGCCGCTAATTATCTTTTTCTTCTTTGTCGTGTCGCTGGCATACGGCATCGCCACCGGCAAAATTCGCCGCCAGGCCGACCTGCCGCAGTTGATGATTGAGCCGATGAAAGAGATGGCCGGGTTTATCGTGATGGTCTTCCCGCTGGCGCAGTTCGTGGCGATGTTCAATCGTAGCCATAAATCAGACTCCATAAAATATATATAACAATATCAGTTACATATAAAAATATACTGGATATCGAGACAGTTATATTTTAGTCTATTTTCACCTGTTTTAACTCATTATGTTGTTATCAGCACCCCACACAGCACCCCAAAGTAGAAGGTTTGGATATGGCTTTCTTCACCATAGAGAAAAGATTACGCAGTGATGGAACTGCCCGTTATCGCTGTACTGTAGCCGTTAAACAAAATGGTAAGTACGTCCACCGGGAGAACAAAACCTTCTCCAAGAACACACTTGCGAAGTCCTGGGGTGCTAAACGTGTAGCATACATTGAAGAGCATGGTCTCCCAGAGCCAGAAAAAGAGATGAAAGAGATCTCTGTTATAACTGTTGGTGACCTGCTTACTCTGTATGAAAACCACCCAAACATAACGCTCGGCGCATCAAAAAGAAGCTCTCTCCGCACCCTTGGTCGTTCCTTCCTGGCAGACATCAGACTTTCGGAGTTATCGGCAAAGCATATTATCGAGCATTGCCAAGCCAGAAAAGCGCAAGGGCTTGCACCTTCTACTATTTCTCAGGACATATCCTACTTAAGCGTTGTGCTTGAAGCCGCCAGACCTCTCTTTGGAGCGAACGCTAATGTGAACGAATTGTCAGATGCAAAAGTTTGGTTGAGAAATATGGGTATGATTGGCCCTTCACAACGCCGCAGCCGGCGAGCAAGTTCCTTTGAAGTTGACCAGTTATATGAAGCTCTTAAGATGAAGGCTGAAACAGCTTACTCAGGAGCACCATTACATCAAATATTTATGTTTTCTATTCTTACTTGCATGAGAATTGGAGAAGTTTGCCGCATTTTATGGAATGATGTTGATGAAATGCAGCGTTCAGTTATTGTCAGAGACAGAAAGGATCCACGGAAAAAATCTGGTAACCATATGTTAGTTCCCTTGCTTGGTGATGCATGGCGAATTCTAAATATACAACCAAAAACTGATGAGCGTGTATTCCCATACAATCCAAAAACTATAACAGCGATGTACAGGCGTGTTCGTGATGAATTAGATATAAATGATCTGAGATATCACGATTTGCGTCGTGAAGGTGCAAGTAGGTTGTTCGAGGCAGGATTTAGTATCGAAGATGTTGCTCAAGTTACTGGCCATCGCTCTCTCTCGATCCTTTGGCAGGTTTATACAGAGTTGTTTCCAAAATCTCTTCATGAAAAATTTAATTCGTTACAAAATTCCGCGAAAGACTAGATTTTTTATCCTTTGAGAATTCAATCATGCAGCGTCTGTATTAATGCTGTATGCATCCAGATTGGCTGTCATGATTTTATTGGCAAGGATAATTTTTAGAAAAAAGCCGCCAAGAGCGGCTTTCAAAAGTTACTATGCTTCGCCACTTTCTTTTTTATTTTGCAGGTGGCTTATAATACTTGAAACTTTCTCTCTATTTTGGAAAAATCGTGCTATATAACTATTAGGGAAACTTTCTTGGATATAATCATATGTGTCTGAAGCAAAACCTATGCATTTCTCTAACGTAATACCCCGGCTATAGGATATAATATGATTTTCTACGGAATCCACTACCAACTTATCCATTAAAATGGCGATCAAAACATAATTCCCATGTATCATGATTTGATGAATTTGCTTTTGATTATCTATTTCCATTGAAATTAGTTTAGTTATACTCTCCTGCAATATATCGTTTGATAACCTATAAGCATTGACCTTATTTATTATTTCTAAACCTGTGGGGCCATTCTCTGAAGGAAATACTTTTTCATAGAGACCTCCCCAGCTTTCAAAAAATCGCCCTCGATTAAGTTTTAATGATGAAATTAATGTTTCGTCTTTCGAGGCACACACTAGAGCATTTAAAGCATCATCAATATCGATGGTATTACTACTTGTAGGGCTCGCATCTTCCTGTCTAAGTAGTTTGTAGCTATAACCGCCAATGAAATTAATTTCTCTTTGTATTCTCTGTTGCTCCGGTCTTTGCGATGAAAAATCTCTACCAGTAACTCTGTTTTGCGTATTATTGTACTTTGTTACATCAATTAAGAATTCTTCTTTTGCAGCGTTTATGAATCTAATGTTTACCTTTATGAGATCTTTTTTATCTTCTGGTAGAGAATTAAACACCTCTCCAATAGTACTTACTGTTTGCGCACCGTTAATTATACTAAGGTTTTTAAAACTAAAAAAACCGTATTTCCTACTTGTACTTAGATTTGCCATACTCTCTTCAACATCACTGTATACTGCAGTTATACCATTATTGTAATACCAAAAATTTTCCGGATTTTCATTTAGAGTCTTTTTTATCCCTGAATTTATTGATGAGTTTCCAAGAACACTTCTTATATTTTTCTCAAAAAGAGAGTATTTGTATTTCTCCCACCAGCCATATAGATGCCTAGCTGAGATAGTACCATATATTGCTTTATAAGGCTCAGCTATTTCCCCATAACTCTCTAGGTGAACATTACTTACGTTAATAGCACCTGAACGATCTTTAGAAAGACCATCCATAATTATTTGTATTCCCGCAGGTTCGAAAAGCACTGAGTACTCGTCTCTATTCTCAATATCTCTAAATAACAAGGAGCGATTCTGTACCTTCTCCCAAAATGCTATATCTTCTTTTACCTCTTTGCTCGGAGCATGAACACCTGTATATATAAATACACATATGCATTTATATGTAAAACCAGATATGGCTTCCATTATTGAATCTTTATTTCTTAAAAACCTCTCATTAAAAGTAGAGAAGTCACTAGAGATCACTTTTGAGCAAGCATCTTTAAATCTACCAAACTCCCTAGTGGTTATTGAGCCATCTCCATCTTTAATATATTTTGACTGAACTATTACTATTTTTTTAGAATTTTTATTAACATAAACCGCATCTATTCCCCCATCATCTCGTCCATCACATACGGCACTAGCAGCCAGCTCAGGGTCAGGTTCGTCACCATATAAACTTATTGCGTGTGCAGCTACACATCGAGTTATTAGAGTTTCATCTCTATGCATACCCACTGCGTTGATATCTTTCATATCTATAAAATTTCCGTATATAGATACTAATTCTCCAGTTATACGTACTAAGCCTGCTGTCTGCGTAGCCTTGTCATAATGGGTCATTCTTTACTCTCCTTAGAATGTAACGAAATGTTTTGTATATCATAGTATCCACTCAATGTTAAGTCATAAAAAATCATAAATTCATCAAAGATAATATTAATATTCTGCCATATACTAACTAACCTACTTCAAAAAAAATCAACAAAGTTTTAATAATTTCGTCTATGGGAATTAGAGGCTCTATTCTGAATAGCTTACAAGTACAGGACTATAGCTCTAGGGCACAGGCATGGGGGTCGGGGGTCGGAGGTTCAAACCCTCTTGTGCCGACCAAAAAAACCATATAAAAAAGCCACTTAAGGCTATTTTATATACCTGCTTTTTGTGCGGGGAGTTAGTGGGGTGAAACGGGGGAGAACTCCGTCAATAACAACTCCTCCGGGGCTATTTTTACTCCCTAAGAAATGCTCAATTTTCTGTCTTCTATACTTTCAGTAAGACTACTGGAGGTAACCATGTGCGGACGATTTGCCCAATCACAGACACGCGAAGAATACCTAGCTTATCTTGCTGAAGACGCTGAGCGGGATATCGACTATGATCCAGAACCAATCGGCCGGTACAACGTGGCGCCAGGGACTAAAGTTTTGCTCCTGAGCGAACGCGACGAGCAGTTGCACCTCGACCCGGTTCACTGGGGTTACGCACCAGGATGGTGGGATAAGCCACCGCTCATTAACGCTCGAGTAGAAACAGCGGCGACAAGCAGAATGTTCAAGCCTCTATGGCAACATGGGAGAGCTATTTGTTTTGCAGACGGCTGGTTTGAGTGGAAGCGTGAAGGTGACAAGAAGCAGCCCTATTTCATCCATCGTAAGGATGGTCAGCCGATTTTTATGGCGGCTATCGGCAGCGTACCTTTCGAGAGCGGGGATGAAGCAGAGGGATTTTTGATTGTGACCGCTGCGGCTGATAAAGGTCTTGTTGATATTCACGACCGACAACCGCTGGTCCTGACGCCGGAAGCAGCGCGAGAATGGATGCGGCAGGATCTTGGAGGTACAGAGGCAGAGGAAATAATTGCAGATGGCGCTCTATCAGCAGACCATTTCACATGGCACCCAGTTTCACGCGCGGTGGGTAACGTGAAGAATCAGGGGGCGGAATTAATAGAGAAATTAATATAACCCCCTACCGTTTTTTAGCTACATTCTACACCACTATATTTTTGATAAACATACAAAACTTTATATTTATTTTTTCTCTGCATCAAAATAATCCGGAACCCGTTTATGCTTTAATCTCACCCTCTCGTAAAGGAGATCGAATTTATCTTTATTACTCTCAAATCGTTCAAAAAAACCACTTATTCGAGTAGCACAACGTCGCTTCTCATTAATATTTTTGGTTGCTATCATTCGTTTTATTCCGGCAAATGCCAAAAGATAAGCATGTTGCATTTCCCTATAACAATCATTAATTTCATCGTTGATAATTAAAATATCCCGATCAACATTCCATCCGAGTTTAGAGAGATTCTCCAAATTGCTTTTTATTGTCGTCGGTGAATTCTGCACATCATAAAAAATAGACAACGCCTTATCACAATCATCTACAGAAATAGGTACATCGCAATCATCACCAAGCAAATCAAAATATATAACATTGTAATTCACTTGATTTCCAGCTTTGTCTATTTTTTCTTTAAGTGATGGGTAATCATCAAGAATTATTTTTTTGGCTAAAGAAAATGCATCTTCATGCATTCTCTGACTTATCCATTCTGGCGCTTTTTTATACGCTGAGTATGCTACAACCAGAGTTCCAAATGTGCTAATAGAACTTAACCAATCAGGAAAATTTTTCATCTCATATAGAATACTGCTAAAACCCACCGCATATGCAATAATTAAACAACCAAACAGCAAAAGTATTATTGAAACCGCCAAGATTATATGATTATATATTTTTAGACCCATCTTTCTAGCCACATGTTATTTAATTTATAGAACTCACGGTTTTTATATCAAGGCCTGAGTACTGGTGTATCCATGTCCACACCTTGCTAATAACTCATTCCCGTCATTTAACTTATCATCTCACATGTAGCAAGTCACTATATCTCGTGGTGTATCGAGGCGAAAGCATTTCCCGTTTCATCTGCCAGGCTGTCTGGATCCCCTGCCCTGCAAAATACAGAGATCCCCTTCCATCTTTCGCATTGATATGATCGAGAACTTCCATGAGCTTTTCACTGTTCTTCCGTGGCGCGTTATCATCGAAGAGGTTGAGCTGCGCTACGCCCTGGCTGTAGAAATCACCCAGCATTACTCCTGCTTTCTGGTAGCGATGCCCGTCTCGCCAGATTGCATCGAGGCATTTCGTCGCCGCGGTGATTATGTCCCGGCTATCCTGGGTTGGCGTAAGAAGCTTTACCGATGCGCTGTTCCCGTAATACGGTTCATTCAGCGCAAAGGGGCTGGTTTTAACGAACGCAGAGATAAAGCGGCAGTACTGATGTTCGCCACGGAGTTTCTCCGCTGCACGGGATGCGTATAAGCATATCGCCTGGCGCATCTCTTCGTAGGTGGAAATCCGCTGCCCAAAGCTGCGACTACAGACAATCTCCTGCTTTACCGGCGCGAACTCCTCAAGACCGAGACATGTCTCTCCGCGCAGCTCCCTCACGGTTCGCTCCAGAACAACATTAAAATGCTTCCGGATAAAACGGATATCGGTATCCGCCAGTTGAAGTACCGTGTTAATGCCCATTGTCTCCAGCTTTTTACTGATACGGCGCCCAACCCCCCAGACCTCATTCACCGGAAGCAAAGCCATCAACTTCCTCTGCCTTTCCAGATTAGACAGATCCACCACTCCTCCGGTCTGCCGCTGCCACTGTTTCGCCGCGTGATTGGCCAGCTTTGCCAGGGTTTTAGTCTGGGCTATGCCGACGCCGACCGTGAGGTGCGTCCTGCGCAGAACCGTCTCGCGAATTTCCCTGCCAAAATCGGTAAGATCGCGACAGTTACGCACACCAGTCAGATCGCAAAATGCCTCATCAATACTGTAAATTTCGCAGCGTGGAGAGAGTTCCTCCAGCGTTGTCATCACTCGGTTGGACATATCGGCATAAAGCTCATAGTTGCTGCTAAACGCGATAATACCGTGCCGGCGAAACATGTCCTTTTGCTTGAAATAAGGCTCACCCATTTTGACGAAGGGCTTCGCCTCTTGCGAACGGGCGATCACACAGCCATCGTTGTTTGACAGAACGGCCACCGGCCGCCCCTTCAGGTCAGGACGGAAAACAGTTTCGCAGGATGCGTAAAATGAGTTCACATCGCAAAGTGCAAACATCTCAGCCAGCCGATTTGATGATGTACGTAACCACCCCGAACACATCGAGAGTATCCTCGCTACCGACGACTATCGGCGAATATGCAGGGTTCATTGGGTTAAGCTGAACCCGCGGATGCAGCTGCAGCTTCTTAACGGTGAATTCCCCATCCACTGCAGCGATAACGATATCGCCATGAACTGCTGTCCTTGAGCTATCCACAACAAGAAGATCACCTTCCCCTATGCCGGCATCCTTCATGCTGTCGCCGGCGGCTTTGACAAAATACGTCGCACTGGGGTGGTTAACGAGCAACTCGTTCAGATCGATGCGTTGCTCAACGTAATCCTGTGCAGGGCTTGGAAAACCACATTGCACAAGGTCACTGTACAACGGGATCAGCATGATCTCACGTAACTCAACGGGCGTGTAAAACTGCATAATTGACTCGCTCAGATTAATACTGTTTTTATATACAGTAGTTTTAACAGGGCGACAGATCAATATAGGTTCTGGCTATCAATTTTCGTCATTGCCGTAACGCATTGATGTTATGAGTAAGGCAAGTCTTAAAGTGCTTTCAGTGCTTAATTGTTTGATGGTTTTGCGAACAATGCGAGGTTAAAATTTTTCAGCTATAGCAATGCCTTCATAGCAAATTGCTCACCTGCGATCTCTTGCATACGGTTCGCAGGTGAGCAAACTTAACCGGCTGGAAAATATTTATAAATCGTCTTCACCCCCTCCTATCACATAGGCCGCCGATCCAATGTTTTAACTGCTCAGACCAGAAATATCTGGAAGCTTTGGGCGCCTTCTTAGAAGATAGGGGTGTGCGAAGACGCACACAGCAATGATGTTATGTAGTATTTTCCCCTTGAGTGTGCCTGCTCAAGGGGATTTTTTATCGCCGTATTGTACTGGCAAATATTTGTAAATAGTCTTCACCCCACGCCTGTCACATCGGCCACACGCGACTGGACAGGCGGTTAGTCCGGTATGTTTCTCGCGCTACTACTGCTTACGTTAACGTCTGGTAATGATCTAGCGGCGCGACGTAAAGCGGCGTTGAAAGCAATTATAGTGACCGGCCGGCGTTGGTACTTCACACGGTTAGAATGGCTCTGAAATAAAAAAACATCTTCTGGATAGCGTTCTCTTCTACGAGCAATGATCCCCTCCACTGGAGGGGTTGATTCAACACGTAGCTCTTTCAGGTGACCCTGTTTTCGTATCAGTATCAAGCCATCATCAATATCATCATATCGAATACTCAGCAGCCTTCCAGCGCTTAAACCTGTGTGAAAAATTAACGCCCACAAGTCTGCCCATGTATCTGAGATGGAAACAAGATTGCTGTTAATAGTTAAAAATTGTTCAAAACTTATTGTTTTCTTACCGTTCACGAACAAACCAAACTGTTTTCAAAGCTGAATGAATTGATTAAGCCAAACGTAACATATCAGGAAAAGTAGTGAAATCTTTGTCTTCAAGTCGCCGGGAGGTACTTGTAGATTGTTTTCACGTCCACGCCTGTCACATCAGCCACCTGCTGCCGGGTAGCGCCGTTCTCCAGCATTCTGCGGCACTGCTCCACCACATCTTCAGTCATTACCCGGCGACGGCCACCGACTCTCCCCTGCTCCCTCGCTGCGGCTAAACCCGCTCTGGTTCGCTCGACGATCAGCTCGCGCTCCATTTCCGCCAGGGCGCTCATGACGTGGAAGAAAAAGCGGCCTGCTGGCGTACTGGTATCGATGCTGTCGGTCAGGCTGCGGAAATTTACCCCGCGAGCCTGCAGCTCCGACACGAGCGTAATCAGATCACGCACGCTTCGGCCCAGCCGGTCCAGTTTCCAGACCACCAGCACGTCGCCCGGTCGCAGCCGCCGTAAGGCGCGCTTTAACCCTGGCCGCCGGGCATTTTTCCCGCTCGCGGTGTCTTCAAATATCTGTTCACATTCTGCGCGAAACAGTGCTGTTTTCTGTAAATCGAGGTTTTGATCCCCTGTGGAGACCCGTGCATAGCCAATCAGCATGTTGTAACCCGTTGAAATAGCTGATTGTAAAAAGCTCCGCTCTTTCGCTCAAACCCTCGTTTGGGCGAACACCGTTTTGGAGCAAAAAAAATGGCCTTTAACCCGGAGCTGGGGAGCACGTCTCCCGCTGTGTTGCTCGATAACGCCGAGCGCCTGGATAAGCTGGTCAATGGGCCCGAGCTGACTGAGCCGGATCGCGCTGGCGTTGAGCTGGATACCTGGCGCGGAATGATGGCGAAAAATGATCAGGTTACTGAAGACGCCCGCAAAAGTATTACTGCGCTGGGATTACCCTATTCGACACTATCGGAAGCACAGGCAGCCGTGAACAATGGTCAGATACCGGTGGACTCAGTTTGCTATGTCCGCAGCACTGACGACGCAGTAGCAATTGAGTATTTAAACGAAGCCGGAACACTGGTACCCACCGGGAATGTGTTGCCCTCAGAAGAAACCATCGACAAAAAGCTCAATCAGCGACTCGTCCCGGGTCAATACCTGTCGACATGGTTTCCTGTTTTTTTCGATAGAAACAGAAATGTTTACGCGTGGTTTGATGGTGGACGTTGGGACGTTGCTGATTTTGGCGCTAATGCACGAACAATCATTGAATCAGTACCTAACGCCTGGGCACAAAAATTTCTCCCCCAGGGAGACTACTCTCCAAATTACTTTCCGTTTGTTCACGACAGAAATGGAAATGTTTATGCATGGTTCCATAACGGTATGTATGACGGTTATGGATTTGGGCCAAATATTGAAAAATATATCTTAAATCTTGTCGGTGGGGCTTCTGCACAATCAGAAAGTTCATTTATTGAAGGAGACCAGTATAAGTTCAACTTTAAAAAAGGTCGTGTTTTCAGTGGGCAGGCAGCGAGTGTTAACACTGCATTTTTTGGTGACTCATGGAACGAAAAAAACACGATTCCACAATCATTAATTAATGTTCTGGGAGGAATATTTAAAGACCCGGCCTGGATAAGTTGCTCTAACCGCGCTGATGGTGTCATGGCTGGCATATCGCCTGTCGTTGCAACAAACTTTACGAAATATGATGGAGGGAGTAATAACACGAACCCGCCACCGTATGGATGCGGACCTGATGGGAATGGGTATTACAATAACAATACTGTTGGGTCTCTGGCCTGGACCGGTATAACAGCAACCGATCTTTCAGTTTTCTATTATGATGGTTCCGGTTCGTTTACCATCACAATTGATGGCGGCACACCTGTAACAGTCAATGGTGCGAACACCGGAGCAGCTAAAAAGCACGATATCAGTGGGCTATCCGCAACAGCCCATAGCGTAACGATTCAGAGCCTGGGAAGTGGGGTTGTATCCATTTTGGGGATGTATGGAAAGAACAGCGCTGTGCGTTCCGGCGTAACGGTTTCAAGGATGGGGAATGGCGGGGCTATAGGAAGCGATTTCTTTAATTTTTCTGAGTGGATCAAACCTGTTGCTCAGTATCTCGATATTGATTTGTTGTTCGTCATCCTTGGTACAAACGATTTCAGGTTAAGCAAGGGGACAACGCAATATAAAAATGGTCTGGTGGAAATAATTACAAAGTTTCGGGAAGCTACGCCAGGTATCTGTATTTGCCTGGTGTCACCGGGTCGCTGTAATGCAACTGGTACTCCAGCTTTGTCAGAGTACGATGCTGTCATGCGTGAACTGGCTGTTGAGTATAACGTCAACTTCATTAGTGGATATCAGCTATTCCCGAAAACTTACGATAACAGCAATGGGGCCTGGGAGGATGGTTTGCACCTGAGCTCTCTTGGCGCATATATATTGACAAATAAAATCAAAAAAGAATTTTTTCAGGAGTAATTATGCCTATTACAGCCATTTTACTTGATATGAACGGTCCCGTCATACCAGGGATGAAAACCCTTGATGACTTTACTATTTCAAACTGGTTCGTCGGGCTCCCGGATGTCAGTGCAACACCGTTCGCTGGTTATTATTTTGGAGAGCCAGCGCCTGATATCACTTATAACTCCTATAACAAAAACGCTCCGGCCGTCATCAATGGTTCTCTGAATAATGCTGACGGTTATATCTCTGTTAACAATACTGATTATCTGGATACAAGCCAGAAAGCACCTTTGACGCTGACAATCTGTGGTGTGGCTAAACGGAATGCCGGCGGGGCCTCGCTGAATGCCCATATGATCGCAGATTTTTCAGGAGGCGGTTCAGTAGCGAGTGGCTTTTCAATTGGCTTCACGAACGTGAGCGGAAATCTCTTTTGTGTAGGCCAGAATAATGGCCAGTCCTCCGCAGGGTATGCCTATGCAGCATTCCCTGCATCAATTGCCGTAGGTGATCTGTTCGCGTTTGCTGCCTCGATAACCCAGGGGACAGTAACCGTTGATATTTACAACCCGCAGACCGGGGCACTGATATCATCATCAGCTGCTTTCCCTGGTACCCGAGTGGCCGGAACAAATAATGTCCTGCTGGGGAGGAAAACTGATAACAACAACGAAACAACGACCAAGTATATCAAGTCGGTATTGTTGATGGAGGGCGTGCTTACTTCAGCAGAGAAGGTTTCTGTTTCACAGTTCTTATTATCTATGGATTAAAAAAATCCCCCGGAGGCACACCGGGGGAAAGGTGATAAATGACATTATTGCTGTGTGCGTCTTTGCGCACGGTGTATCTTCTAAGAAAATTCCTGGTGTTTCCAGATTTTTCTTGCCCGGCTGAGTGCAGCAGGTTTAAGGCAGTGCCGATGGGCTGGTAGGTATGGTGTCCCCCGCGTATTTCCCCCCAGCGTTAAAATTGGCGTTAAACAGCTGCTGCTCTGCTGCCACAATATCAGCCAGTGCCATCCCGGATGCGTCAATATCAATCAGGTGCGTCCGGTACATTACAAACGACTTGCAATTATTATTCACCAGCGCGCCGAAACCCGACGCCGCCCCCCACACAGGCATATCCTGATAATAAATATTCTCTGTAAAGTCAGTTCCGTTTTTATCCGACTGCAGGCTGAACTGCGCCGGCCCCGCAGAAACCGCGTTCGGTAAACGGGCTACGATCAGGCGGTTCGTTGAGGGGGACGTCTGTGACGAAATCAGCACCTCAGTGGTCTGCGTTGCAGGCGTCCCACTGCCGACGCGGGTAACCTGATAGTGCATAATGAGCAGGAATTTATGATCGTGCTGATGTTCGGCCACATACGGCATGATACCCGGGCAGGTAAACCGCCCTCTGTGACCAGATACCTGATTCACCAGTGACAGAATACCGTGAACCCCTCCTTTTGCCGTCCTTTCAAATTTCGCCTCCGGCGCAGAACCGGTGGTGACCAGCGTGTTATTCCATGCCACCGTCAAATCAGCCGCGGTTTTCCCTGTCAGTTCTGCGGCCACTTCTGCCGCCAGGTTATCGGTATATACCGTTGTCCCGGTTGCAGAGAAATTGAAATCGGGGTCTATCATCACGGCGTCCAGCAAAAACAACGATCCGGGATTCAGCCCCGGATAGTTGTAGAGGATCGGCAATCGGGAATCCGTGAAATTCGCCCCGTAGAGATTAACAACCTGTCCCATTCTTCACCTCATTTGAAAAAATAATTGTTGTTCAGTATGTCAGCAATGCCGTCCCGTGCCGGGATCGGCGTATATCCTGCGCCCAGGTCAAACCCCGCACCGCCAAACGCCAGCGCCTGGCCTCCGGCCTGGCTGAGATGGGTGATATCGATGGCAATTTCTGACCAGGAGCCGTTGTTATTCACGATGACATTTCCCACCGTACCGGCTGCAATCCGCAGATAGTAATCAGCATGTGAGCCACCGGAAGGCGTCCCGGCATTACTCCAGGTTCCCTGGTAGGTCAGCATGTTGGTTGTGAGTCCTGAGGGCATCAGCGCGCTGGCAAAAAATGACCACGGCAGCACGCCATATTTCGCGGCAACCTGTTTTTCAGTCATACCAGGGAAAGTCGGGTCTATGGCATCCGTCGCCGCAGACAACATGATTTCGTACACTACGGCGTGTTGTTCGGGGAACATTCGGCGATACCACTCCGTGAGCTCATAGAGCGCGCCGGTTCTGGCAAACTGATTTTCATGCTGCGCATAAACCATCCGCACGCCGTTCCATGTCGCCTGACGTTGCCCCATCACAGTAAGGAACAGCACGCGAATGAACATCGCCCAGGCCAGCCTATGCAGCTTTATGGACGCCTCACGTACCTGGGCGGCCCCCAGATCTGTCGTCGGCTGATTGTTCTGCCCATGCCATGCGCCTATTACCTGCCCAGCCCAGCGATCGCCCCAGGATAAAGCCTCTTGCTGGAGCATCCCCACCACTTGATCTGACGTGGAGCCGCCATATGAGCGAACCTCTCCAATACGGCCAGTCGCCGCGATAATCGTTGTGCCTGAGGAACCACTGCCAAACATCGAGTCGCCGATCAGCAGCAGCTTCTGGCAGATCCCCTGACGCATAGCGTTAGCAACCTGTGCTTTCATCCGCACTGCAACCGACGTCGCCGCTTTATCCGCACGTCTGAACTCCCATTCATCCGCGTTCGCAGCACATCGCAGGCTGATACTCTGTCCGGCAGCAACCGTTGAAACTGGTTCTCCGGCGATCCTCACCCAGTTAACACCATCAAAGATGGCGTAATCGCCAGCGACATACGTTTCCCCTCCAGCGCTCCCGCCAGCTGATGCCTGGTAGAGGACATTCGGGCGGTTTGAACCAGGAAGCCCTGAAGCCGGGGAAAACTCCCCCCCATACAGCAGGAGATCACTGGTGGAGTTCAGGACAGCAAATTGTGGCTGCAGGAATCCACCGCCTGCAGTTTGTAAGGTCAGGAATAACAGCGCGTCACCAGGAGAGAGCGTCATTCCTGCAAATGTCCCGGCCGAGGTGACCAGATACCAGGTATCGTTCTTTCGCGCTGCTCCAGAGCCAGGTGAGCGCTGAATACTCCAGCTGGTGCCGTCATAGACCAGCAGATCGCCGAGATAGACGTTCTGCCCGTTCCAGTTCCCCGGCGCAGTTTCCGAAACGCTGGAGTTGGTGTTATATGCCTCGTAGCTGTAATAGTCGCCTGCTGAAAACGTGCCGGAGGGTGTTGATATCGTCGGGCTGGTCAGTCGTCCCCTGCGGGTGATGGAGGCTACTGAACCGGGATTAAAAGGAACGCCCTGCGCCTTACCGGCAACTTTGAGGCCGAACGACCGCCGATATTCCAGCGCCGTGCCGGTGGTATTCACACCGTACAATGCCCGGCAGATATGGGATGACAAAGGCACCCAGCCCGATCCGTCTTTGTCGTTGGTGCGGGCTGTAAGTTCTGCGATTCGGGAACGCAGCGCATCCGGATAAACGCTCACGACGTCCTGAGCTACCGGCATTAGCGACCCGCGTAATGAATCGGTGAGGTTGTCGGCTGTGATGACGTTTTTACCAATTGCCAGCAGCGGAATCTCTACCTGACCCGTAACGGTAACCCGCATCGCACAGCGCCGGGTAACAGGATCTATCCAGGCCATGACATAGCCACTATCCGGAGTCAGGTAAACGGGGATCAGCCCCTGCAGATTTGGTGACAGCATCTCCGGTTCAATGGCACCGTCTGCGATTTTCAGCAGCGGAATATCAACCTCACCACTTACCGAAACCCGCAACGCCATGCGGCGGGTAACAGGATCTATCCAGGCCATAATGTATCCGGTGGACGGATCAAGGGTCATGGGAATTAACCGTTGAATTTCCTCCTGCAACGCCGGGCGTTCAATCGACCCGTTCTGGTACTGCAGCAGGGGAATTTCAACCTGGCCGGTAACGGTTACGAGGATGCAGGAACGCTTCGACTCCGGATCGCGGAACGCCAGTACATAACCGGTTTCCGGGTTCATGACTTCAGGGATCAGGCCAGACGATTTCAGGCTGTTGATAACATTATCGGTATAGCCCTTTGCCGCCATCTGTTTGCCGGTGGTCGTGAGTACACCACTGATATTTTTATACTCATCAGCCAGAACGTCACTGAGCGGGCTCAGTACATAGATCACTGCACCATCAGGAATGTTTGCGATATCCGCCTGGGCTTTCGACAGGTCTGTATATTGTTTTCCCAGAGGGATCAGGTTTTCCCGCGTATTTTCAACTATTGCCGCGAATGTCTGCAGCATCAGGCGCCAGGAATCCAGCGGTTGCCCGGCGCGGTCTGGAACGGTAGCCGCGTCCCCATTCAACAGCTTATCCAGGCGCTCGGCGTTATCGAGCAACACAGCGGGAGACGTACTCCCCAGCTCCGGGTTAAAGGCCATGTTTTTTGCTCCAAAAAAGAGGCTTCGCCCAAACGAGGGTTTGAGCGAAAAGAGTTAATTAGGGGTTGTTATGGGGTATTAAGCGACGTCGCCGGGGTATGTAGCGTCGTCGTACTGGTAGAAAATGTCGCTGTACTGTCTTGCAGTCACCTGGCAGGTTCCGTCTGCCTGCGGCGTTATTTCCTCAAATATGGCGTCATAGATACCCCGCGTTGAGCTACAGAACACCAGTCGCGGCGGTTCAATGCTCGGATCGTTGAGCATGATTTCATCGAAAGCGGCTTGCCATGGAACAGACAACTGATAATCCCCGACGAAAGTGGCCTCCAGCAGCCCCGAGGCAGAGCCATCCTGGTAGCGCAAAATTGCGCGCGGGTTTTCAAAGGTCCAGTCCAGCTGTTCGGAAACGGTAAATACCGTTTCGATACCCGTTGTGGCCATATCCACGACCAGACAACTAACGGTTTTATTCCCCGGAATATCATCTGTCAGCAGGATGCGATCACCGTACTCATATACCAGTGCATCCAGCTCAGTCGTCGTATTATGACCCAGCCGCTGATGCAAATATTTCATCAGACGCCGCATACCTATCTGGTAAGCGTGGTCCTGATTGAGTACCCCATCGAGTTTGTAGTTCTCGATTTTCACCGGCGTGGGATTGTCGGGTGTTCGGCATTTCACAGTCTCCTCTGCCCAGGTGATGCCGTTGATATATGTCACATCAACGCCATCGTAATCATCAGCAGACGGTGCCGTAAAACTAGTCTGCAGTTCTTCGGTCATTTCATGCGGGCTGATGATCCCCGACCAGTTCTTAACCCCTTCCCTGCCTACGGATGCGAGCCCATCACTCAGCAGAAAATACGATTTCCCCGCTGTGGTAATCTTCTGCAGCATTTCCAGCGCTGAGATACTGTCGCCGGTAGCGTAATCGAAATACTCGCCCCGTGGCGTCCAGTACGCGGACTCCAGCGCGTTGATGGTGTCGACATCCATCTCCAGCCCCAGCGAGTTCCCGACATGCAGCAGTGCCCCAGAAATGGTTCTGGCCGTTCCTGAGTCGTAAGCCCGCGTGGCCACAACGTTTACGCGGCGGTCCGACTGCGCCGCCAGCTTCCCGCCCGTCTCAACGGTCACCGCCATCAGCGACACGCCGGGATAGGATGAAGGGCGCGTCAGCAGTCGCCCGCGCAGTGCCTGCCAGTACATCGAATCGCGCGCGTTATTACTTCCCTGCTCATTGCGCCGACGGCAGCGAACTTCTACCAGCCCCGGAGAGCTGAGAGTGATCCGCTCAGTGAAACCTAACCCGTTGACGTTTTTAAGCGCGTACTCTCCCTGGTGACTCACCCACCCCGATCCGGAACCGTAGACGCGATACTGAATCTCCCACTCAACATGCCGAAGCCGCTTTTTCCCCTTGCTGTCAAAGCCACAGATGCCGTTCGGGAAGGAGAAATTCACCTCGAACATATCGACGGTCTCATTTTCAGGGCAAACCAGGAACGGCCCCAGCCAGCTCAACGTGTCGTTAAGACCAGTGGCCTCATAGTCGATCATCGTCCGGGCGGTGAATCCCGGCCATGACTCATCAACGGCACCGTTAACCAGGCGCGCCACCGTCGCCGTTGTGCCGTCGGCCGAGACAATCTGGTACTCATTCCCGCGGTGAGCAAGTGAAAGCCGTTGCACCCCCTCTGGCATGCCGGAAAAGGCCGTTCCCGTGGCGCTGTTATAGGCAAGCGTCACATTCGCCGTTACCGCCGGGCTGCCGCCGGTTGATGCCGTGCCGGAGGTGTAAACCGGGGCATCACCGAAAACAGCTGCAGGCAGCGAAGAGGACGTGATCGCCCCGCCCACGAACGGACTGGCCGCCTCGGTTATCAGTACGGTGCCGCCGTTGTCCTGCGCAACCAGGCCGGAGCCAGTGAGTCCCTCGGTAATGGCCGCCAGCAGTCCCGACATCGAGACGTAGTTAGCCACCAGCGACACCGGGTAGGTAACCCCCTGCCAGGTGATCGTGAACGTGCTGGAGCTGGTCGAAAAGTCGTAGGTGGTCGGGGCCGCACTGGCCTGGAGTTTTGCCGCACTCCCCCCGGCGCCGGGCACTGCAGCCTGACCGGGGGTATATGACGCGATAAACAGATCGTAATCGACTGAGTTAAACCCCAGGGTTACCGGCATACCTACTACCGGCGCGATCTCCGTCAGCAGCGGGCTGGCGATAACGCTGTATCCAGCCGCCGAAGTGATCTGGTAGTTAGCCGGGGCTTTCAGTTCGACCACTGCGCCAGCAACCCAACTGGGCGGTAGCGCGTTTTCGTTCTCGTCGTCGTCATCGCCGTCATCCGTGTCCAGCCCGGTAAACGTTACGCTCGAACCGGATACGGTCATGCTGTCTGCAATAATGTCGTCTGCGTCCGGCGACGTCTGGGCCATATCCAGCCCGGTGCCGGATGACGTCCCGCCCACTTCGGTGGAGTTGATCCAGTTTTCGCTGCGCTCATCACCGGAAACGTCCGCGCCTGGCGGGTAATGGGTGCTGCTGAATCCCGGTAGCGTTGAAGCTGGCGTACTGCCAACCCGGATATCGCCATTGGTATAAATCAGATCACCGACACCGAGACACAGCAGCATCTGGACGCGCATTTTCGTAGGATCGGCGGCATCAAACCGGGTAACGGGCTGCACGACATAATCCGGATAAATACGCACGCGCCCAAAAACTTCACGAATCGCATCACCCAGTTTCGCGCTGTTTCCTTTAGCGGGGTTCAGGTCGAGGCTTCGACCTGTGGATGACGTATAGCCGCCGGCATCAATGTTACTCATCATGAACAATGAATAAGCCGCAGATGCGACGGCAATGCCCACTCCTATCCAGGCAATTGTGGCGGCCTCCAGCCCGAAGGGGACCGGATAAAGCCGGACATCACTATCAGGGCGGATCACGCAAGTAGCCCAGTCGCCTGGCGGAATTGACTGCCCCTCAACCTCAACGGTCAGCGGTGGAACATCCCGATCCTCGTAGCCTTCAACATTTGCCACCAGCCAGCTGCGAATACTGGTTACACCATGCTCATGCGTTTCGAGTGGTTCACCGGGAAGCCGGGACGGGTAAAAACGAATGGTCATTGCCAGAACTCCACTTTGACAAATCGGCGCTTAAATCGCGGCAACGGCAGAAAGGTGACGTTCGTACCCGGATTGCATTCCGCCACATGCAACAGACCATCGATACTGACCACGATCCCTACGTGGGTGACAGTCGACCCGGAATAACAGGCCACTCCGGCACCTTCACAGGGTTCACAACGTTTCAGCGAAAGCATCAGCTTTCTCGCTTCCCGGTCGAGCCCCCCGCCGTCTTTGGTCACACCTGCAAAATCCGGCCATTCAGGTAGCCCCAGGTCGCGACGTATCTCATTTACAATGCCGAAACAGTCGAGCTGCGGATATACGCGCCCGCCCTTCAGCCAGGTGACTGAACGGTATTTATCAGGGTTAAACATTGGGATTCCTTAGCTGATATAACGCAGTCCGGGGAATACAGGGAGCGTGTAGCGGTATCGCGGCCAGGCGGTATCGAGGATATTCATGTAGCCCGCAGTGATCTGCACCTCTGTCGCCGTCCAGGAGCCCGACTTGATTTTCAGCGTATACGGCACTTCCGCAGGGGCCGCTAAATCCGTGGAGATATAACGCCGGTACGTCAGAAATGCAGACAGACGGTTAGCCAGTGCATTGCGGATCGCCGTGGACACGACACCATCGATATTGCACAAGGCAAATTTGAGGTCCTGGGTGCCGTCCGCATTGCGCGCCGGCAGCGCAATGTCTATCGCACAGGCTGAAAACGTTACGGTATCGCCGTTCTCCGTCGTCGCCGTGATGTTGTCGTAACCCTGGCACAGATAATGGACGTCAGAACCAATGGTGATCTGCAGCGTCTCAATGATCACCTCCGGCCCGCTGCTGGCGTAGAGGCGTTTAATCTGCGTCATGCTTCGGCCACTCCTTATTCAGCGCAATATCAAGCAAAGAACTTCCGACTATCCATTCCGGGTAATGCCCCCATCCAGACGGCGGCAATGGGCGCTCCCAGAGTTCTACTGGCGCGGTATATCTCCAGTAAAGTCCGCCTTCGGGAGTGGGCCCTTTATAAATATCCGTGAAACGACACACGTAATTTTTCAGCCCTACAGGCGTTAATAACGGTATGTTGAACCACGCCGCTCCATCTGATAAATCATCCCGAAACCACGCCTCAAAAGCCTGCGCCTGGGCGTCAGAAAAAATCCAGGCCAGATCAGTTTGGGTTGGTGTCGAGGTGTAGGCACGCCGCTGCCGTGCCCGGCCAGTTACCATCTGAGTCCGTTTCAGAGGAGATACAGGAATTAAACCAAAACTCTCTTTAAGCGGTCCAGGCAGGTAAGCGGAGGGGTAATAAAGCGTTGTGGTGATAGCCATCAGCTAATTTTCCTCCCAGAGGTCGTTTTCCCCATCAGAGCCTTATGCAAATCACCCTGACCGCTTGCGACTGAGTTAACCGCCTTCCGGTATCCCCTTTCTGCCCCCTCATCTGCAGCTTTACGGACCAGCGCCAACGTTGCATCGGAAGGGTTACCATTGATGGGGATATTGATTGTGGGCGAATAAATCGCGCCGCCGCCTGTTGACTGGTTTGCAACTCGATCCAGAGTGGCATCAAGTTTGGCGCTGGTTTTAGCAGTCGTAACGCGCTCACCTTTCTGCAGGAGCCAGGTTCCTGTTTCGGGCACAGAGTCGATACCGTCGTGAGCCTGTCCGTGAAGCGCCGATCCGATAGCAGTCATGAACACGCCAGCAGCAGCTGCCGCAGCTATTGCTTGGGTTGGCGCCACCACGGGCCCTACATAGGGAACACCAATCCAGGCAGTGAAGGCACTCAACGCTGCCATTGCTACCTGAGCAGCCGCATATTGCAGTAATGCAGCCCCAACAGATTGAATGAATGTCGCCGCAAAGTCCTGAGCGTTTAATTTACCAGTTTCCGCCCAGTTAATTACCATATCAGTTAAACTACTAAACGTTTGTGCACCTACTTGCTGCATATTTGCATATAGGTTTGAATATGCAGCAGCTTGATCTGATATTCCAGAAACGAAACCTGCAACACCATCGTTTTGTAACTCATCTAACTTCTTATAGTGTTCCTCTTGAATTCTTAGCCTTTCATTCAGCGAGTTTTGAAGCGCTTCTTTCTTTTTATCGTATAGACTTTTATCAATATCTCCAGACTGAAATTGATTTAAAAGCTCTTCCTGTCGAGAAGCAAAATCTTGCTGAATATCATTATTATCCTGCATGCGTGAACGTTCACGACTACCAGAATAACGGCCAACTATTTGGTTATCAAACCCTTGGCGGACTAACTTATTCTGTCTTTCGAGATCTGAAACATATTCAGCTACTTTCGCATTTTCCTGATTAAGCCGTAACTCTTCCTTCTTGGAATCAAGGATTTTAGCCGCAGTTCGGAGTTGTTCCTTCTGCCCTTCTGATAATTTTTTAAGGTTTCCGCTGGTTATATCAAAATTAATCTTCTCCAGCTCGGTTACTTCTGCAGTTTTTTTACCGGTTGTTTCAATGAGGGCGGCCTGCTTCTGTAAATCAAGAAGCCTACTTTTGAAAGCGTTGTCAGTCGGATTGCTTTTTGATTTTATTTTTGGCTGATTCTGGTTAGACTCCCCTTTCCCCAACGAAAAATCATTATCTTTAGATGTATCAATGCCAAGATCAGAAAGAAGAGACGTGAGTCCTTTCGCTCCTCTATCTACCTGCTCCGGAGTCATGCTTGACTTTATCGCGCGAAGAAATTGAAGACGCTTAGTTAAAAAGTCTAATTCATCTTTTTGTTCCTTACTTTGATTCCCTCGTTTGTTAAGGAATTCAATACGCTGTGCAATATCACTTTCATCAGCAGCATTATAATTACCAGATACAGCACCTATACGAGAGCGGGTATAAGTAGCAATGGCCCCCAAGCCACCAGCAATACGCCCCACAACCCCGGCAAGGCTAATGGCTTCACCAACCAGGTCTGATAGCCCCTGAAGAACAGCAGGATCGGTGAAGACGTCACGAATGTCATCAAGCCCATCCTGCAATGGTGTAAGGTCAACCTTAGCCAGCCCCGAAGCAATTTCCATTTTAAGACCGCGGGCGCTAGTCTCTATATCCTGAAAGAACTGATTAACCTTAACAAGGTTATCAATATCTTCTTGCGGTGGTGCGACACCAAAATCTTTTGATAACTGGATAAACTGTTTCAGTTTCTCGTTGTTGTTGTCGAACAACGGCAGCATTTTTGACAGGTCATTACCCAGGCTTTCTAGAATATTGGTTTTCCCGGCCTGAGTGGGGATTTTCTGTAATGCTTCACTGATTGCCATCAGCTGTTTATCTGGGGATTGCTGAGCCAGCTTCTGAGCTGAAAGCCCCAAAGTATCCAGCGCCTGAGCAGCCTCTCCTGATTTATTCAGGACCGCATCGCCGACCTTATCATTAATGTCTTTGAAAATATCGGCTATGTTGTCACCGGTTAAACCGGCTTGTTCAGCAGCATATTGCCAGGATAACAAATCCTGGGTGGACATTTTAAGAGATTTTGCCCAGCGGTCTGCCTCTGTTACCTGCTGTGCTGTATTTTTGACAATGGCTAAACCAGCAGCGCCAATACCAACAGCTGCGGTAGCCGCTGCAGCCCCCACAGCAATGATTGAAGAACTTACCTCTTTAGCGTCTTTTTTTACCTGTTCGCGCCACTTCTGAGAAGATCTTTCGGCTTTATCCATGCCCTGAACAAATCCACCTACTTTAGCGATCAGGTCGATTGTTAACGTACCGAGGGACTTGCCAGCCATTTAATTTTCTCCAGGCAACAAAAAACCCCGCCGAAGCGAGGTTTTGGTTTGTTTATATATTGGTTAAAATTATTTAACTTTTCCCGTATAGCCCGCATTCACCTGAGCATCAGCGGAATCTATTTTCCCATGGGAGTAAAAAATAGTATGTGCTTCAGCACCTGTATATCCACCATAGGAGTTTTTAGCATTAATGGTTATCGGAATAAGCCATCCATATCGCATAGCCCCACCTGATTCAGCTAAAATGCCATCCTTAAACCATGCTTTCTCTGGTGTACCAAAAGTATAATGAGCAGAATATGGGTCTTTTAACATCCTTCCCCACCAATCCTTTATCTGCTGCTGATAGTTATCCGGTAACACCCCATAATCAGCCGAGTGCAACTGAACTTGGCTAGGTGGATTTGCTGCACACGCAGTTAACAATAATGCAAATAACATAATCGCTATTTTCTTCATATCCCTATCCCAGTGGTTATTGTTGTACTGATGATAGTGATCCCTACAGCGATTTAAAAGTTATCAATGCCAACTTTTCATAGCTTCGTCAAGAGATAATGGCGCTTCGTTGATGTGTGGTGCAAAGTCACTAATCTTGAACGGAGGCGTGTTCTTTTCCTTATTGATGTTAGCCAGGACAGAAGCCACCAGCGAAGCCCCCCACTCGGTACGCATCATAACGTTAAGCTGACCATACTTATTACGGTACTTTACCCACACCTGAAACTCACGAAGGCTCATTCGCTCCTGAGCCTCCGCAATGGTCCGCCCGCCGATGCCGTTCATGACTAACTCACACCAGAACTCGTCTTCTCCTGTGAGTTCGTAGTCTTTCCCAGATCGTTGACTTCCTGAATGACGGCCAGCAAAGCAATAACGATTGGCCCATCGAGCGCGCCACGGTCTTCAGATGCAGTTCCGAGAATGTCTTCCTCAGTAAAGACTTGCTTCCCTTCCTCATCGCAAATATGGGCAGCAATACGCCCAGCCACTGGATCAGATTTTCCGTTGTACGCCAGCAGTTCAGCTTTTGTGGTGTGGTATCCCATCGGGCGCACATAGACGGTTGCGATATGCTCTTTCCCGTCACGGCCTTTCCACTTAATTTCTTTCTCTACGGGACGCCCGGTAAAAGCACCGGTTTCTTTCAAAGTATCAAGCGTGAGTTGCATGTTGTCTCCTTTTAATGAAAGCCCATGAGGGTGGGCTATTCCAAACTTATGCGATACCAGGCAAATAGAGCTGTACTTCATCAGCGGCCCGCTCCCGTGCCGCGTGAAGTAGCCGCTTGCGACCGCCAACCCCCCATTTCGCCATCTGACTGGCACACTGGCTGATCACCTTCGTTTCTGTATTGATGATATGTTCGATTTTGTTCAGGCGGGACATGGCGCCGATCCCCATACGAACAACCGTCCGAAATACCTCATACACTTCGATTTCGAACTCGGGCTTAATCCATGCTGCATAGCGAATGGCAAGCAGTTCGACACCCCACGCACCGGTACTATCGCCACCCTTAGTAACCTTAAGTGGTTGATTTTGTTCCGAAGCACTTTTTAGTGCTTTGGACTGTAGAGCCTTAATAAAGCGTTTAACCTGTGCGCTACGGAGGAACACGCTTGGTCGCTGAGACTCCGTCGCCTCGCCGTTTGCTACGGCTGCTGCGTGGAGATCATTAAGGCTATAGCGCCCTTCATCGTCGACACGAACGGAAACGCCGTTTACTGATACGGTTGGATATTGCATGGTGAGTACCTTTCAAAAAAGAGACCTCTGCTCACCAGAACGGCCATACCCGAGCGCACCATGCTGCGATGGCGTTCTCAGAGGTCGCTTTTGTGAATGGTCTCGGGGTTGGTATGCGCGGTGAGTGCGCGGTGAAATGCTGTGGAGCAAAACCCCGGATTCGTCCGGGGTATCTGGTCTTAACTGCCTGGCTGGACTTTACGTACCCAGAGGCCTGGGCCGCTACGCTGCATCGCGGCTGCGGTAGACACCACGGTATTTCCCTGGAAGTCGAACGGAAAATCGCTAACATACGCGCGGAAGGTATACCAGGTACGGTCAGTTGGCAGAACCATCTCACCAGCAGAGACTGTAGGCACCGATTCACCATCAGACCAACCAATAGCCCAGTGGATCAGTTCATCCTGGTATTCATCCAGCTCCGCCAGTTGCCACATCAGATAATGCGAGTCATTCACTGGATCGGCATTAATTGTTACCGAAGCCTGACCGGGAGTGCGAAGCCCTTTTTTATACGTCCGGCTATTACGCTCGCTAAGGCATGTATCTTCAATTTGATCTGCCGGGTTCGCACCGGGATTAAAGTTAGTTATGCATTCGATCTCATGAATAACACCGCGGATTAGCGCGTACAGCTGGGTACCCTGCGTTAACACAGACATAGTTCTCTCCAAAATAAAAAACCGGCACATGGCCGGCGTTAGGAAGGTTTGTTGAGTTAGGTGATTAGCGTTTAACTATCCAGTCAACGTCGAATGAATAGCGGAAGCGTTTTGTTTCAGGGTCGCGGCTTTGGGCCCCCCAGCGGGTGATATAGGCATTTGGTTCGATAGCATCACGCAACGCTTTTGCAACCTCCTGAGCTGATGTCACAGTGTCCGAATAAACGTCCACCTGTAGCGTATAGCTATCGACATCGGGGCGCCTGTCCAGATAGTTTTCCGGTACTCCGCTGATGTTCTGCCACAGCGCGTAGGGATAAACGATATTGTCATCCTGCAGACCGAACGGATAAAGTCGCACGGGAGAGCCTAACAAATCCCTGACAGCCTGGCTGGCCGCGCAAACAGCAAATATTGGTGCGATCATCCACTTCTCCCCTTCTTTGCCGCTCTGGTTATCGCTCGATCGATAGCCTTTCCATATTCGTCAACGAAAGTTCTCGTTGCGTCTTCTGCGCTGGATTCAGCTGCCGGCCGCATGAAAGGTTCAGCTCGCATCTTTTCCGTTCCAAATTCCAGCAGGCGCCAGTGAGGTGTAGGGGCATTTTTAGCTTTATCGGGATGCTTTTTCAGCACTGCTCCATGCAAAACCCCAATTCTGAATGCAAGGTTCCCGTTACGCTTAAACTCGCGGCCATTCCAGCGCACTGCAATGTTATCTGCTATGCTTCGGCCTGTTGCAGGATCATCGAGCCGGCTTGCATTAGCCTTTGCCCTGTTAGCAATTATGTTTGCCGCTTTTCTTAACGCTGCTCGCCCGCCCTTACGCTTCATATCATCGGTGATTGACTCAAGCTTACCCAGTAACTCATCAACCCCGGTCAGCTTAAACTCAACCCCGTCAGCCATCGTTTACCCCCTCCGAGCAGGGCAACGTTAAATACTCCAGACCGCTATCAGGATCGGGAAGTACCCCCTCAATGTTGAAAATCTTCCCTCGATATAAAATGCGGCATTTAGGAGTAATATCGTTTCGCTGACGGATTGTGATCCTGGTAGTAATCTCGTTCTGGGTTGCCTGTGCCGATGTAAATTCCCTGGCGGAAAGGGGATATACTTCAGCCCAAATCCCATTATCTGCAGTTGACTGAACAAGGTTAACCCAATTTTTCACTACCTCTCCGGTCAATGGATCCTGCACCGAGACGGATTTCTGGGGAATAACACGATGTCGGAGTCTTCCGGCCTGCATATTACCCCCTCGTTTTTTGACTCAAGTAAACGGGGCGCTCATCCCCCAATGTAGTAATTTCAATATCTTCATCTGCGGCCAGCGACTGGATAATGACGTCCCTCAAAGCGTTATTTGATTCAGCCAGACGGTTTATCGCTGCCGTTTGGTCTCTCTGTGCTACTGTCTGCTCTTTCAACGCTGCGATCAGCGCGCTTACCTGTTGCTCGTTCATAGGCAATTTTCGTCCACTTTTTAATCCACTCGCGCCGCATGGCGCAACCTGAACAGGCCATAATTTCCTCGTTAGACAATGGTTGGTCGGCGAAGATCATAAATCAGCATTGTCACAGAGAGCGGAAGTTCACCTTGCTTGAGTTTCTCCTCCTCTTCACCGTTACGGTTGCGGTCGAGATAGCCGAGAAGAATTAGAAGCGCGCCCTGAACACGTTTAAGCGGCTCACCCTCAATCAGATTTCCATCACTGCTTACAACCAGTTCGCGGCTCCCCTGAATGTAGGAAAGCAAAGCTGCACTACCTGACTGGATTTTCAGCTCAAGATCATCATCGCCAGCACCTTCATCAATCCGTAGATGCTCTTTTGCTTGTTGAAGTGTTACAAGCTCGATCACGTTTTATCCCTCCCGTCACGGCCCCGCTTGGCAGCTAATGTCCATCCTTTAGAGCCTGCTTCCCCTGGTTTATCCTGCGTCTGTTCGTCACAGTGCCAGAGTGAACCACCCCATGTAACCGTATCACCAGGCAGGTACTCATCACCCGATTTGAATACGCCGCGGTACACCATAGCCGGTATATCAAAATATTTTTTCTCACTGGCACCGCTGGCACGGTTGACGGTGACAATAAAATTGCGTTGACCATTCATGCTTATATCAACATCTGATACGCCATCGACGATGCATTCCCAGCCACGCATACCATGGGTTTTCTCGTAAGCACGCCAGAGGCCTCCGTTGTGGGTGGCATAAGATCCGCGCGGATAGCTCTTTCCTTCATCAATGAAAGGCTGTATTTCCAGTTGTAAGGCATCCCGTCCGTCCTGCGCCGGCGGCAACGCGGCTACCGCGTCATCCACCGCCTGCTTCAGCACTGCCGGATCGTAGTCTTTGCCGTCACGCGGAACCGGAATTTCACCAACCGCCGCGGTGACTAACTCCTGAAGCAACGGCCGCACGTCTTCCGGCGTCACGCTCTTGCCGTCCTGCGCCGACGGTAACGCAGCGACCGCATCGTCCACCGCCTGCTTCAGCACCGCCGGATCATAGTCTTTGCCGTCACGCGGGACCGGAATTTCACCAACCGCTGCGGTGACTAATTCCTGCAGCAACGGTCGCACGTCCTCCGGCGTCACACT